AAATCTGCTGCCACTGCTGCTGGCTTGTCTGCCACTGTTAGCCAGCTGCGCACCGAAGCAACAAAACTCGCTACCCGCCTGGACGCCGCAAAGCACACCGCAGATCTTGCCGCTACCGTCAGAAGCAAAACAACCGACGCCGACGCCGCTATGCTCGCCGACATGCTCGGAAGTATTGCAGAAGAAGCTCAGCGATATGCTGGAATCGCTGACGAACGCTACCGCGCCGGGATGACGTGTGAGCGGATTTACGACTCGGTGAGAGAGTCAAACAATAACCCTATAGCCTCGCAATAGAAGGGGTTTTAACAGCGGTGATCACTGGGCTTTTGACTTTGTTGTCTTTAGGTTAAAATATTGGTTCTCATAAAATGGAGAATTTAATGTTTAAGCAATTCAGGCGCAATATTGCCTCTGCAAAGGTAAGAAAGTATATAGCTCACTGGATGGAAGTTATGTCGCTTACATTCAGAAATTCTATGGCAGGAAATTATATTGACCAGAAGGATTTAGACAGAATTAGCCTTGTTATTATTAGCACTGCAATCACTGAGGCAAAAGTTTGTAGTGGCATAATCATGACATGTGTTGCTGATGTGGCGGCTAGAGCAGGCATGACCGAAGAGGATTTAAGTTATCTTCCGTATCAGGTGCTTGCCATAACGAAAGGGGTGGAAGGTCGTTCCCCGTTAGAGTCTAAGAAAGGTATGCTTGGGCTCATTTCACCTGGTTATGAGTTTTCTGATCAGGATGCGGGTTGGTTCGATACTAATATTGAAATCATAACTAAGCAGCTTAAAAATGATCTGCGAAGCGTAGTTAACAAGTTGCAAGATTGATTATTTTCGCGTGATGATTTCATCACCACCTCCGGTTAGTTGCTATTAGTTTAGATTTTACAACAGGCATTCACCGAGTTCCTGTGATAATGTCGAAACTCATTAATCAGGTGCGCGAGTGTCGGGTAATACCGGTCCGGACGAAGCGTGACGCTGCTATAAGTTGGAGGATGGTGCAGACGACCAATATCTTCTGGCTCAATGGTCCGAATCCATTCCTGATTACCACACCCAAGCCACTGGCATCCGCTGGTGGCTTTTTTATTGGAGTAAGCAATGGCAAAACCGGACTGGGGCGAGCTTCAGCAACGGTTCCTGTCCGAACATGCCGCAACCGGCGTATCACCAAAGGATTGGAGTGAAGCGCAGGGACTGAACTACGCTACCGCCCGTCGATATATCAAAAAACCGTCTGCGCAAAATGCGCAAAAACCTGCGCAGAAAAAAATGCGCACTGCGCAGAAAGATAAAAGCGCAGAAGAGTTGGTGGACGATGATGGACTTACCGCTCAGCAGCGCTTATTTGTCGCGGAGTACCTGAAGGATGGTAATGCCACACAGGCAGCTATCCGGGCTGGCTACAGTAAAAAATCAGCTGAACAAATCGGCTATCAACTCCTTAAGAAAACTTCAGTTGCACAGGCCATCGCGCGACAGCAGAAAGCTTCCATTGCGCGCACGCTTGGCAGTGCTGATGAGGTCCTGGATCAGATGTGGCAACTCGCCACCTTCGATGCAAACCAGCTTTCACAGTATCGTCGCGGCGCGTGTCGCTACTGCTGGGGCTTTGGGCATCAGTATCAGTGGCGTGATGCTGTGGAGTTCGAAGAGAAAAGACTCGAGGCCGTTGAACGTGACAGGCGCGAACCTGATGATTCTGGCGGCTACGGCTATGACCATAATCGCGAGCCTCATCCGGAATGCCCGCGCTGCAATGGCGATGGGATAGGACAGCCATACTTCGCTGACACCAGGAAACTCCCCCCTGATGCTGCGCTCGCTTACTCCGGCGTGAAGCTGGGCAAGAACGGCGTCGAGATAACGGCCATCAGCCGAGAGCGGATGTATGAGGCTGTGATGAAGCGCCTTGGCCTGGCTGATAGTGAGTTCGCTCAGAAGTTGCAGCAGATTGAAATCGAGCGGCGGCAGCTGGAGGTCGAGAAGTTACGCAAGGAACTAGCGGCAGATCCTGAGGATGATGCACCAGCGCCAGTAGCAATCAATATCAACGTGGTAGACGCGAGGGTTCGTGATGATAGCGCCGACGCTTAACATTCCTCAGGCGCGCTTCCTCGCGATGGAGCACAAGTTTAAAGCCTACGTTGCCGGGTTCGGTTCGGGTAAGACATGGGTGGGTTGTGGCGGCATCTGTAAAGGGATGTGGGAGCACCCGAAAATCAACCAGGGTTATTTCGCGCCGACGTACCCGCAGATTCGTGACATCTTCTACCCGACGATCGAAGAGGTGGCCTTTGACTGGGGGCTGAGCGTCAAAATCAATGAGGGGAACAAAGAGGTTCACTTCTACGAGGGGCGACGGTACCGCGGGACAACAATCTGCCGCTCGATGGAGAAGCCAGGCTCGATAGTTGGTTTCAAAATCGGTAACGCGATGGTGGATGAGTTGGATGTCATGGCGGCTGCCAAAGCGCAACAGGCTTGGCGAAAAATCATCGCCCGTATGCGTTACAAGGTGGACGGCCTGCGCAATGGCATCGATGTCACCACCACGCCGGAAGGGTTCAAGTTCGTTTATCAGCAGTTTGTTAAAGCCGTTCGTGATAAACCTGAGCTGGCAACGTTGTACGGCCTGATTCAGGCCTCAACCTTCGACAATGAAGCGAACCTCCCGCACGACTATATCCCGTCGCTGATGGATTCATACCCGCCAGAGCTGATTAAGGCGTATCTGCGCGGGAAGTTTACCAACCTGACCAGCGGGACTATCTATCACCAGTTTGATCGCCGGTTGAACAACTGTACCGATGAGGAACTGGCGGGCGAACCGCTGTACATCGGTATGGACTTCAACGTCGGGAAAATGGCGGCCATTGTTCACGTGCTTCGAGGTGGAGAACCGCGCGCTGTTCGCGAACTGGTGAAAGTCTATGACACTCCAGCCATGATAAAGCGTATCCAGGAAGAGTTCTGGCGCTACGAGGGCGGGCGCTATGTTGCCTCTAGACAGATTTATATCTATCCGGATGCTTCCGGCGATTCACGCAAGTCCAATAACGCCAGCGCCACCGATATTGCGCAGCTCAAGCAGGCCGGATTTAGCGTGGTGGTGAACGCCGCCAACCCGCTGGTAAAGGATCGCATTAACTCCATGAATGCCATGTTCTGCAACGGCAACGGTGAGCGCCGCTACAAAGTTAACGTCGCTCGCTGCCCGGTCTATACAGACAGCCTTGAACAGCAGGTATGGGCGGCAAACGGCGAGCCGGATAAATCAGCCGACAACGATCACCCAAACGACGCTGGTGGTTATTTCATCGTGAAGCAATTCCCGATCATCAAGCCAACCGGCAAAGTCACTCAACTACGGATGTAACTCCATGCCTGACATCTCAACACCCAATCTGGACTATGGGAACATGGTCGAGGCGTGGGATATCAACGATGCCCTGATGGGCGGCACGCTCTATATGCGACAACTGGGCGAGGCATATCTCCCGCGCTGGCCGAAAGAAAACAAAGAGGACTACAAAAAACGCCTTTCCGTGGCCACGCTTTTGCCTGCTTACGAAGAGACCATTAAGCAAAACATCGGGCGAGTATTTGCCGAGCCGATTAAGCTGGCCGAGAACGTTCCGGATCAACTTCGGGAGTTTGCGAAGAACATCGACCTAGAGGGAACGCGCCTCGATGTCTGGGCTCAGTCATTCTTCGGCCTGGCGATGCAGTATGGACTATCCCATGCGCTGGTGGATTATCCCCGGATAGATGCCGAACAGGTGAAGACTAAGGCTGACGAGAAAGCTACCGGTGCGCGCCCGTACGTCACAATGCTTAATCCCCGCCAGGTAATCGGATGGAAGTCGAAGATGGTGGACGGTAAGCTGGAGCTCACCGCGCTGCGCATCAAAGAGGTGGTTGTCGAGGACGGTGACGACTTCGGGCAAACAAAGGTGGAGCAGATACGTTATCTGACGCCGGGAAAGGTGGAAATCTACCGCAAGTCCAGAGGTACCGAGGGCGCGGCGAACTGGGAGATATTCGATCAATGGCAGACCTCTCGTAAAGATATCACCCTGGTGACGCTCTACACCAAGCGCACCGGGTTTATGTGTGGTTCACCTCCTCTACTCAACATGGCCCTGCTGAATATCAAGCACTGGCAGAGCCAAAGTGAGCAGGACAACATCCTGCACGTCGCCCGGGTGCCGATACTGACGGTGTTCGGGCTTGAGCAGGGAGAAGAGCTGGTAATTGGGTCTTCGTCTGCCACGTCGTTCACCGATCGGCAAACTCAGGGGCTGGAATACGTTGAACATACCGGTTCGTCCATTGGTGCCGGCAAAGAGTCTCTGGCAGAGCTGGTGGAACAGATGCGCCAGGCTGGCGCGAAGCTGCTGCGTACGGAAAACACTTCTACCAAATCGGTAGACCAGACCTCCGAAGAGAAAATGCAGGAGCAGTCGCCGCTCTACACAATGGCCACCAGCCTCGAAGACGCGATCGACAACATCCTACAGATCATGGCTGAGTACATCGGCGAGAAGGAGGGCGGCAACGTAGATGTGCGCACCGAGCTGGATGTCGAGTCGAAAGAGTTCAATCCTCCTGCTGCGCTAGCTATTCAGTCCCTGCGCCAGGGCGGTGACCTTCGCCGTATCGATGCGATTAAAGCCCTGCAAAAACTCAACCTGATTGATGCCGATGCGGATCCTGATGCGGTGCTGAGCGAGTTACTGGCCGAGTCTGCGTCGCTGAGTGAACCACCGCCGGGGGTGTGATATGGCCCGTTCCGTGAATGACAGGCTACAGGACGAGACCATCGCGCACGGCTTATACGTGACGCGTTACGGTACCGGCGTCGCCCGGCGCATGGTCGCGCTGCTGAACAAGTTGGATACTGAACTGGCCGCCAGGCTGTTGGTGCTGCTGGATGGCAAGCGCGCCGATACCTACAGTGCGCGTCGTCTGACCTCTCTACTGGCCGGTGTTCGTGAACTGAACCATCAAGCCTACGAACAGGTTAATGCGTCCCTGGCGCGTGAGCTGGCACGTTACACGGATTATGAGGCCGGGTATCAGATGGACCTGTTCAGCAGCCTTATACCTGGGCAGGTGCTGAAACACGTCCCGCTGCAAAGCATTGCCCCAGAGCAGGTCTACGCCTCTGCGGTGGCGCAACCTTTTCAGGGGAGATTGCTGAAAGAGTGGGGCCAAAAGCTTGAATCCGATCGGCTGGATAAAATTACCAGTGCGGTGCGTACCGGATTTCTTCAGGGTGAAACCGTCGAGCAAATCGTGAAGCGCGTCGCCGGCACGCCGCAACTTAACCGCCAGGACGGGGTTATCAATGCCTCACGTCGTGACCTTGCTGTTGTTGCCCGCACTGCGGTGAATCATATGGCAGCAACGGCACGTCAGGAATTCGCACAGGCCAACAGCGATATCGTGAAGGCCAAACAGTGGTCTTCGACTCTGGACACCCACACCAGCCAGTGGTGCATCATCCGCGACCGCAAACTCTACTCGCTCGATGGAAAGCCTCTGGGCCATGCAATTCCGTATCTGCGCGGACCCGGCAAAATCCACTTTTGCTGCCGCTCCTGCGAAATCCTGATCACTAAATCGTGGGAGGAAATGCAAATAGCCTCAGGCGAGCTGAGCAACGCCACGCGCGCCTCAATGGACGGACAGGTGCCAGCGCATACCAGCTATGCCGAATGGCTTGCGAGGCAGCCTTACGCGCGGCAGGAGCAGGTGCTGGGCGTTACTCGCGCGCAGATGCTGCGTGACGGAAAAATCACCGTGCCGGAGATGTTCAATGATGCCGGGGAGTTCCTTACCCTGGACGAATTGCGCCGCGTGGATGCGTCGGCATTTGAGGGGTAGGGTATGCGTAATGATGATTTTCACTGCGTGGGCGATGGCCGTGGCAGACGAAGGGTGTTTGTAAATGGCAATGAGGTAAAGAGCTGCGTTTGGGCGGACGTTAAGCGAGGTGTCGCTTGCATTCATCCACACCCGCTGCGGATCCATAAACGAAAGCGGAGTGAGGTTTACTCCCGCAAGCTACGCGGCGAAATTACAATCGAATTTATCTAACAGGCTGCCTCCGGGCAGCTTTTTTTATGCCTGCCGCTGAGCGGATGCGACGCGGTGCTCGGGTCGGATGACCCATTACGTATGGCCGGAAGGCTGGAGCAAAAACAATGAAACTGAAACTTGATGCTAACGGAAATGTGGTCGTTGAAAACGGTATGCCTGTGTACATCCATGATGACGGCAAAGAAATCCCGTTCGATGCGGTCGCAGCGATGACCAAAATCACCTCTCTGAATGGCGAGGCGAAAACTCACCGTGAAGCGAAGGAAGTGGCGGAAGCCAATCTCGCGAAATTCTCTGGCATCACCGACCCGGCCAAGGCGCTCGAGGCCCTGGAAATGATGACCAAAATCGACCAGAAAAAACTGATTGATGCTGGTGCCGTTGACCAGGTAAAGGCGGAGATCACCAAAGTTTTCCAGCAGCAGCTGGACGAGGCGAACGGTAAGACCAAACAGCTGGAAACTCAACTCTACGACGAGATGATCGGCGGCCGCTTCGGTGGCTCTAAGTTCATCTCCGAGAAGATGGCGATCCCGACGGAGTTCGTGCGTTCCTACTTCGGTCAGAACTTCAAAATCGAAGAAGGGAAGGTTGTCGCCTACGACGGCCAGGGCAATAAGGTGTTCTCTCGCACCAAGCCCGGCGAGTTAGCCAGCTTTGATGAGGCCCTGGAGTCTCTGGTCGAGTCGCATCCGCAGAAAGATTACATCCTCAAAGCGTCCGGTAACAGCGGCGGCGGCTCTCACCAGTCGCAGCACCAGGCCGGGCAAAAAACCATGAAACGCGGTGCGTTTGATTCCCTGGATAACGCTGGCAAGCAAGCAGCGCTGAAAGACGGCGTCAGCATCGTCGATTAAATCGAAAGGAGCCATAAATGGCAGGCAATACCCTTACTGGTCTGATCCCGACCATCTATACCGCGCTGGACGTAGTGTCCCGCGAGCAAACTGGTTTTATTCCTGCGGTGGCGCGTGACGCGAAAGCGGATGCTGCTGCAAAAGACCAGACCGTACGTGCGCCAGTCGCACCTGCAGCCACCACTGAAGATATTGTCCCTGGTCCGTCAGCACCTAATTCTGGCGACCAGACCATCGGTGGTGTGGATGTCAAAATCACCAAATCCAAGATGGTCCCGGTCAAATGGAATGGTGAAGAGCAATTGGCTTTGGGCCCGGCTGGCACCTACAACACCATCCTGGCTGACCAGTTCAAGCAGGCTTTCCGAGCGCTGGCGAACGAAGTGGATGCAGACCTCGCTGCGCTGTACCTCAACTCCTCCCGCGCTGTTGGCGCGCCGAAGAATACCCCGTTCAGCATCAAAGACGATCTGACTGATGCTGCGTTGGCGCGTCAAATCCTGACCGATAACGGTGCGCCGACTACCGATTTGCGTATGGTGCTTGGTGGCGAAGCGATGGCATCCATCCGTGGTAAACAGGCTGTCCTCTTCAAAGCGAACGAAGCGGGAACCGACCAGCTGCTGCGTGAAGGTGTTATCGGTCGCATCATGGGCTTCAACCTCCACGAATCCTTCAGCATCAAGCGTACCGCGAAAAGCGCTGCTGCTGGCTATAAGGTCAATGGCGCGAAGAAAGAGGGCGATATCATCATCGCTATCTCTGCCGGTACCGGCGGTATCGCTGCAGGTACTGCGGTGAAGTTCGCCGGTGATGACAATCAGTATCTGGTCGTTGCGGCTACGTCTTCCACTATCACTATTAGCGCGCCGGGCCTCCGTCAGGATCTGGCAGATCAGGCTGATGTCACCGTGTTGAGCGAATTCGTACCGAACATGGCGTTTGACCGCGGGGCATTCCTGCTGGCCAGCCGTACCCCGGCGATGCCTGAAGGTGGCGATACTGCTGATGACGTCATGAATGTGACCGACCCGGTATCTGGCATCACTTTCCAGGTGGCGCTGTACCGCCAGTACCGTCAGGTGCGTTATGAAGTGGGACTGGCATGGGGTGTGGCTGCTGTGGCGCCACGTCATTCCGCCATCATCATGGGTTAACCCAGGGGGCTTCGGCCCCTTTGTTTTTCAGGAGGCCCAATGGCCGGATTAACCAAAGAGCAGCGCTCTCAGCGTGAAGCGGAAAAGCTTACAGCTCAGCAGGCCGCTGATAAAAATCCTGCCCAGCAGGAACAGCAGCAGGAACAGCAGCAGGAACAGCAGCAGGAACAGCAGCAGGAACAGCAGGGTATTGAGCTGGTGGTCATGGTACGTGACACCCCAGAATTCCCTGGCGGCCCGCTGCGCGCAGATGTTCATCCTGATGAAGTGGATAACTGGCTGGCGCTGGACTGGCGTCTGGAGGAATAAACATGCTGGTTGCCGATCCCCACTCTCCAGACTTCAACAGCTACGCCAGCGTGTCAGACCTGCGGGCATTTGCCGCCGGGCGCGGATATAGCATTCCTGCAGATGATGATGAGTGCGGCCAGATGCTGATGCAGGCAATGGACTTTCTGGAAGGGAAGGCCTGGCGCGGTCAGCGTTCCAGCGCATCACAGCCTCTATCCTGGCCGCGTTCCGGCGTGCGCTTCGATGGTGTTGACCTGCCGAATGATGCTATTCCACAGCGTCTGATTGATGCTCAATGTCGCCTGGCTATCGAATCGCAGGAGATTGACCTCACCCCGTCGGTCGCTGGCGGTGGGGCGGTGACGATGGAGCGCGTTGAGGGTGCGGTAACAGTCCAGTATGAGCCGGGAACGAATAAAGCTTCTCCGTCATTCCCATGGTTCTATTCCGCACTGCGCGGGCTTGTAGTGGGCGGCAACCAGGTCCGGGTCGAAAGGGGGTAGCATGGCAATCGACTATCGCCGCATGCGCGCTACGGCAACGCGGCTGCTGACGGAGAACGGCAAAGCCTACCAACTGACTCGCGGAGGTACTACTACCCGCGATCAGTACGGGAAAGAAGTTGTTATCCCTGCTGTTACTGCCACTGTAACAGGCGTGATCACAGAGTATTCTGCTCGCGAAATCGACGGTTCTCTGATTGCTACTGGCGATAAGAAACTGGCAGCCACGTTTGAAACCGAAGTGCGCATTGGCGACCTTATCGATATCGACGGAAAGAAGTGGCGTGTGGTACAGCCGAATCCGGTTAAGCCGGCAGACGTGCTGATCTCCTACAACATCCAGCTTAGGACTTGATTATGACCAGTTCTGCAAATCAGCCGTTCCTGGCAGCCATTCAGTTGTTCGTAGATGGTTCTAAGCAGGAGATTGAGGAGGCGGTCCGCCGGACGGGTATCAAAATCCTCGGGCGGTTGGTGGACATGTCACCTGTCGGGCAGCCAGAAATCTGGCAGGTTAACCAGACGGCATCAGCCTATAACACCGCGGTGCGAGAGCATAACGCGGCGCTACGTGATGATCCGGCCAACCTTACAAAAGCAGGGCGGCTCAGGCGAGGCCTGCGTGTCAACGATTCGATGGACATCAAAAGGCCAGAGGGTTATGTCGGGGGGCGATTCAAAAATAACTGGTATGTGGGGCTCGACAGCCAGCCCACAGAGACGAACGATATCCCAGATGCTTCCGGGCAGGGTTCCAACTCCCGCGGGTTGGCGGTGCTCGAAGTGTTCCGGGTGGGGCAGGTGAACTCGATTTACTTTACCAATAACCTGCCATATGCCCAGGCGCTGGAGAATGGTCATTCGAATCAGGCGCCCGGCGGCATGGTCGGGCTGACCGCACTGGATGCTGCGCAATATTTCCGAGAGGCAATGAGCGAGGTACGCAATGGTCGGTGATCAGTCCATGCGAATAGCTGACCTGCTGGAGAGCCGGGTAGCCATAATCTCGGCCTCTCTCGGCTTGCCGATCGCCTGGCCGAATATCGTATTCGATCCACCGGATGCGCCATTCGCCCGTGTTTATGTTTTACCTGCACAAACTGTAGGTCAGGACATCGAAGGTCTGATGCGTACCTATCAGGGGATATTGCAGGTAAACATCATTACTCCCGCAGGCTCAGGCGTGAGCCATGCGAGAGGGCTGGCCCAGTCGGTGGCAGATACATTCCCTGAAGGACTGCCGCTGGTGGACGGTGAACTGACGGTTTACATCAACGGGCCGCCGCAGGTGAGACAACCCATCCAGGACCGGCCAACCTCGGCGCCCAACGGGTCCAGTGGCTCCATAACCTACACCATTCCCGTCAGCATGCAGTACCGCGCTGACTACTGACCCGCCAGATGGCGGGTTTTTTATTACCTAAATTCAGGAGAGTGCTATGGCATTCGCAATCCCTAACGGGTCGCGTGTTAACGTGGCCAAGGCGTATCTTGCGCCGATTGTCTTCACTGCGGCATCCAATGCGACGGAATGCGAACTGACCGTTGCCTCTGCGGCTGGCATCCTCGCGGGCGATGTTGTTCAGGTTAATTCAGGATGGCTGAAGCTTGACAACATGGTGGTGCGTGTCAAGTCAGTAACCGGTACGAAAATCGTGCTGGAAGCGTTTGATACCACCGATACCAAGAAATTCCCGGCGGGCACCGGCGCAGGCACGCTGCGTAAAATCGATTCGTGGATCACCATGCCGCAGGTCATGACGCTGTCCACTGAAGGCGGCGATCAGCAGACTATCAGTGTCCAGTTCCTGGAGGATGATAAGGCCCGTACCATCCCGACTTTCAAAAACGCGGTGGTACAGGTCTACACCTTCGCGCATGACCCGCAGTTGGCGATTTATAAACGTCTCATCGACCTGGATGACTCCAGCGACACCACGGCGATCTGGTTCCATAATCCGCGCGGCAAAGCAGATCGTTATTACTCCGCCAAAGTATCGTTCCAGCGTGTACCACGTACTGAAATCAACGCTGTTGAAAGTAATGAAGCGCGCATGAACTTCGAATCGGATATGCAGATTTACCCGATCGCTGACTCCTCCGCTACACCTCTGGCGTTCCTGACTGACCTGCCAGCAACCAAGTCTGTTGCTGCTAATGCAGCTCTGGATCTGTCGGTGGTCATGCAGGGTGGTTCCGCGCCGTACACCTATGTGTGGAAGAAAGACGGCACAGCCATTCCGGGCAAAACCGCATCCACGCTCAACATTCCGTCCGCTCAGTCTTCTGATGCTGGGGTGTATACCTGTGAAGTTACCGACGCCGCAGGGAAGACGCTCACTTCTGCCGGATGCACCGTCAGCATTACTTGATTAATCTGGCCCGGTAATCCGGGCCTTACCGAGATAAACAAATGACCAAATTCTCCCTGATCCCGAACCCAACTTTTTCCGTGACAGCCAGTATCCCGCGAGCTGGCACCGAAGACGGCAAACTGACCTTCACTTTCCGCCATAAGACGCTGGAAGAGCTGCGCTCCATGGACGAGAAGCTGCAAAAGGCCGCTGAAGGTAAAAAGGCTGCTATCGAGCCACAGGCCGACTACCTGATGGAAATTGTCGAAGGCTGGGCGCTACCTGACGAGTTCACCCGCGATAACGTAATTGTCCTCCTGAAGAACTATCCTCGCGCGTTCGACAGCATCGGTCTGGCCTACACCAAAGAGCTTATGGGTATCCGCGAAAAAAACTGAGGCAGGTCGCCGCAGCATTGTATACGCCGGGACCGACGCTCGCGGAGCTGAGCGCTTTTGGTTTGACGCCTGAGGACGTGGAGGAAGAGGTGGGGATCCTGCCCTCGGTGTGGAGGTCCTTCACCATCTTCTCTTCCCTGGCGACCCAGTGGCGAGTCGGCGCGAGCGGGGTGACCGGCCTTGATTACAACGTTCTCCCCTGGATGTTCGAGTTACACGGGGTTGAGGATGCGGCGGCCTGCATGGCTGATCTTCAAATTATGGAAAGCGAGGCTCTCAAGGTAATGCATAAGGAGACGAAATAATGACAGACCAGATCGCCTCGATTACTTTGCGGGCCGATGTTTCTGACCTGAAAACAGCCAGCAACGAACTGGATAAACTCGGCCAGGCGGCGGCCAGTGCTGTAGATAAAGCAGATGATCTGAATAGCGTGTTTCGCGCTGGCGCTGAATCTGCGAAGCAAGGCAGTGAAGGACTCAAGGAGCAGCAGAACGCGCTCAAAGGGCTGCTGGAGAATATCGATCCAGTAAACAAAGCGTTGAACCGGCTGGACGAACAGCAGGCCGCGCTGCGTAACTTTCAGACCAAAGGCTTTCTGGATACTGATACCTTTCAGGCTTACAACAAAATTCTGGACGACACCCGGCTTAAGCTGACGGATACCGGCGAAGCAGCAGCGAGGGCCCAGGCCGAACTGGCCGCCACCCAAGCCGCCGAGAAGCAGTCCGCCGCGCTGAAGAACCTGCTGGGCTCCATCGACCCGACGATCCGCGCGTTCAACTCGCTGGATGAGCAGCATGCGCAGCTGGTGGCCCATTTCGAGTCAGGGCGCATCAATGGCGCTCAATTCGAGCACTTCAACAGCATCCTCAACCAGACGCGTGAGCGACTCTCTGGCGTGGCAGACGTGCTGCCTGAGGCGTTATCGCGGCAGGAGTTAGCTGCACGGCGGGCTGGTATCTCTGTAGGCCAGTACAGCGCAGCGATGCGTACGCTGCCTGCTCAGTTCACCGATATTGCTACTCAACTGGCTGGTGGTCAGTCGCCGTTCCTGATCCTGCTGCAACAGGGCGGACAGATTAAAGACCAGTTCGGCTCGGTTCAGGGGGCGCTATCCGGCGTCGGCGAATACATCCGCAGCATGGCTGGGATGATTAACCCAACCACGATCGCACTTGCTGGTCTGATTGGTACGATCAGCCTGCTGGCTGCCGCGGCATACAATTCATCAGAGCAATTCGACCAGGTAGCTCGTTCGGTCATCATGATGGGTGGCGCTGGTTTCTCCTCAATACAGCAGCTCAATCAGGCTGCCGAAGAGGTGGCCGGTAATACGAACACATCTATCAGCTCTACCGTCGATACGTTGGTTACGCTGAATGACATTGGCAAATATACCGCCAACCAGATGAAGCAGATCGCCACGTCCATCACCCTGATGGGTAAGGCTGGCAGCGACACTAAAGCGGCAATGTCCGACTTCGGCAAGATTGTCAGCGACCCGGTAAAAGGCCTGGCGAGTCTGAATGAGCAGTATGGCTTTGTTGATGAAGCTATGATGAAGCACATCATCCAGCTGCGTAAGCAGAAGGGTGAAGAGGCTGCAGTATCGGAGGCGATTCAACTTTACGCTGATGTTATGGCTAAACGCGCTGAGGAGACGAATAAGGCGACGGATAACATTGGACAGACTTGGCAGTGGCTAAAGAAAACAGCATCAGACACGTTTGATGATATAGGGATTACTGTCCGGGCTTGGGGAAACCAGGTTATCGATATCTTTAACCTGGTAGAAGCATCAATAAAAGACCTGTTTCTCAACATCACATCACTTGATGCCAAGTTCACAGGAACTGTTGCTGGCTGGGCAGAAAAGATACCAGGTGGTGGTGCATTAGCTAATTTCCTCGGCATGGACGTTGAGGCAATGAAAAAGGCTGGAGCGGAAGCGGACAAAGAGATTGAGGCGAACAAAAAACGCTATAACGAGCTTTGGAAGCGCGTCACTGCGCCTAACGCACAGGCAAACTATGAGGCTGAAGCGCGAGGGTCTAACGTAAAAGGTGATGGCGGAACAAGTCGAAAATCAAGAGACGCAGTCTCGAAGCTTGCACAAGACTCAGCCAAAAAGACCAAAGAAGCCAAAGCCACGCTGGATGCTGGCGATCGCACTCTGGAGAACTACCGGGCGCAGGCAAGGACCTTAACGGAAACCCTCGAAACCCTGCGTCAGACCGGCGATATTCACGCCAAAAACACCGAACTGGGCAAGCAGCAGTCACGTTTTGCGGAACTGGACGAGGCCGCCAAAACCCGAGCCCTCACCGCACAGGAGAAATCTCTTCTGTCTAGCCGGGAAGCCATTCTGAATGCCGCGAAGGTTGTGGATCAGAAGAACAAAGAAGTAGAGGTACAACAGAAGATTAACGGCCTGGCACAACAGGCAAATAAGTATGTCACGCAGATGACTGAAAAATCTGAGGCGTTACGTAGCGGGTCGGGTTTAAGCAGTCGCATGGCCCAGAGAATGAATGAAGAGGCGCAGCTTCGTCAGGGATGGATCAATGGTGGTGGTAAACTAGAGGATGCTGGCTACGAGAAAGAGCTGGCAGCTCTTCGTAACTACTACGCCGAAGAGGATAAGCTGCGGGGTGACTGGAAAGCAGGGGCAGTTAGTGGCTGGAATGAATATCTTGAGGCCGCCACGAATACCTATGACGCCGTGAAGAACGTCGCCAGCTCCACGTTGACCGGCTTGAGCGACATGCTGACTGAGCTGATGACCACTGGCAAAGCATCAGTTAAAGAATTCGGCAAATCCATGCTCAAGATGATCCTTGATGTGACGAACCGCCTCATGGTTGCATATGCAGTGCAGGCCGCAATGGGGTGGATCAGTGGTGGCTCTGGTACTTCGGCTGGGGGCGGGCAATCATTCGCTGTTCCATCATTCACCCCGAACGCAAAAGGCGGAGTCTATGAGTCTCCGGGCCTCAGTAAGTACGTGAATGGCGTCTACGACTCTCCTCAGTATTTCACTTTCCAGGGGGCATCTAAATTCGCCAAAGGCGGAGTATTTGCTGAGGCTGGCGAAGAGGCCATCATGCCGCTGACACGGGATTCTGCTGGAAGACTTGGTGTCAGGGCGCAGGGTGGAGGTGGAGCCCAGCCGCAGGTCAACATTGATATTTATGTCGATAATAAGGGCAATGCAACATCTAACACATCTGGAGACGGAGACGCCGCAGCGCGGGCGTTAGGGAAGGAAATAGAAACTAAGGTGACGGAGATCCTTATGAGGGCAACTCGAAGTGATGGCCTCCTTGGTAGGCAGTTCCAGTCAAAATAGGCATCGTCTTAAATTCTGATATGGCAATATCACCCGTACCTGGTTACACCGATGCCTCCCCTGGTTATTATGTCAAAACCATACTAATCAGGGGATGATAATGAAAAAGGTCTTCACGACAGTGGTGTTAGCAATGGCTCTTTCTGCGTGCGCGGGTAATGCTCCAGTCAACAACGCGCAAAAACAAGCCAAGTATAATGAGCTTTCGAAGTGTGACGTAAATATTGAGCCAGTCTCAAAGGTGCCAATGAACAAAATGGAGTTTGCTGAATACCTGTCGACTCAGGCACGGAATGCGTCTGCGGATCAGTTCGTGATTCAAAAGAGAATGGAGATCCTGCAGTTGGTTGGGTGGAATGATTCTGTAGCCGATGCAATAGCGACTTGCGGCGCTAACAGAAAAAACAAACGCAAAGAGAATGCTTCTGGAGTGTTTGAAATAATGAAATCGAGCACTAAGGATGCAGAAGAAAAGCGCGCGCTCGTAGAGGCGTACAGCTCTTGGGAGACTTATGTGACAAGCCAAACGCCTCTCGCAAAACAGGACTTTGATTCTAAAGTCGGCTATTACAAAAACATGTAACTAATGACTTTTAACATAAAAGGGCGATTAAAAACCGCCCTTAAATTTGTCATTGAAATGTTATATTGCGTCCGCAAATCTAGGTGGTTTTTCCTCTTGAGGAACAACTGAAATGATATCCGCTTTCTGCTTACGAATTGCCTTTGTTTCATAATAATGCTGAGCAGTTGCTGTTTCGATAAAATCTACATCATTTCCTGCAATCTCAAATACAGCATCTTTAATATCGCTTAATTTTACATTGAAAAACTCTTTACGCTTATTAACTAGGTTAGTGCGTTGCTCATTGAAACGCTGATGGAGCATGCTTTCCATTGCTGGGGCATCTTCACTGAAAATCATTGCATGAACATCGAACAGGAATGGAACTGATGCACTACCCAGTTCATCCACTCGATCTTGAGGATCAAGTCGACGCGTCATTCCTATTTTAAAAACATCATCACCAAACGAACCAATATTAGAAATAACGTACACATGACCGCGTTTAGTTTGCTGAGCCATTGAAAGAGCTTTTTGGCCTTTCAACAACGCCTCTTCTAAGGCATGCTCTAGTTCGGATACCTTAGCTTGGTGCTTCTCTACTTGCTCAGCTGTCATTTGGGCTAGCTTCGATTCCATTTCTTTACGGGCTTTATCCAACGCTTTTTGGGCGCGACGCTCTTCATCTTCGGCCTCTCGAAGTGCACGATCAATTTCGGCTTGAGCTCGCTTCTCCTCAGCCATCTGAGCGCGGATTTCACGTTGTTCTTCTCTTTCTTCTTGTTTTTTTAAACGATATTCATGTGTAAGTCGAAGTTCATCTAGCTTCAAATCTAAAAAAGCACGATTAATGTAAATCTGGTTAACCTCATTCATCTTATTCAAGGCATCAAATGCTTTATAAATTCTTTGCTCCATTTGATAAACGTTTTTAAATGTACAGTTTGCAATAGCTGCATCACATTCACCGTTGAATGCACGTGCTGTCATCTGAATGCCGCGAGTGGTCATTTTCCGACCTTCGCTTTTAGAGCCACCTACCGTCCATTCAGTAGGGCAATGTATTGCGCCAAATTCAGTTTTGTCACGTAGCAGATTTTTTTGTCGTTCGCGACATGCCTTGATCGCATCCTGAAAACTGGCCGATGTTTCAAAATCGAAGTGTGGTGCATAGAACCCCATGTCGGCAAATTCCATATCATCTTTATAGATTGATAGCGCTTCTTCCAACTCATCGTAAGTAATTTTTTTCTCACGATAGGATTTGCGCAGCTCATCAATCTGCTTCTCAATTTCTGTACGCTTGACTCTTTGTGTTTCTACAGCAGTTAGCGCTTCTGCGTTCATTCGCTTAGCTGCTAAACGAGCATCTGATAGAATATCCTCCGCACGCTGAGTTATAGATTTTGCATCTTTTTCACTGGCTGCAATAGTTTTGGTTGCCACAGCTTTTGCTTCGTCAAGGTTGTTTTGCGAATCAATAATTAACTCTTCTGCGGTTTGCTTAGCTGCGTTCACGATTCGTTCAGCTTCTGTTTCAGCATTGGTGATTGTCGCGTAGCGCTCAAGTTTTGCTGCCTTTTCTGCTGCATCAGCCCTTGCTGACTTTAATTTAATGATGTTAATCACCAAAATCGTTAGAACAACTACGAAAGCTACAGCTCCAATGGCTGCATAATGCACAATATTCATTAAACTATCCCTGTGAATTGGTTAGCTATGATGGATAAAAATATCGACGGAGTGTCGCATATTTCATCATTTTATATATGTGAAGTAACTAATTCTTTTTTCAATGACGTTGTTTCAGGTCAATTTTTCATTAGCCAAATAAATAACCTATCTTTTAACCCAGCTCCGGCTGGGTTTTTTTATGGAGCAAATATGGCAGTTGAAACCTACAACTGGCACTCGCAGCTCGGCGCGGGGGCCGTAGAATACAGTCAAACAATACGCTCTGCGCAGTTCGGTGATGGCTACGAGCAGGTGGCCGAGAACGGCATTAACTCGACGGCTATTCAGGTACCAATGAAGCATGTGGGCGCTGATTCTGAAGTGAATACCGTTCGGGACTTTCTCCTGGCGCATACCGTAAAGGCTTTCATCATCACGCCGCCGGGCGAAGAGAAAGGACTGTACCGCGTTGTCGCCGACTCCGTGCGCAAAAACCAGATTAGCAGCAAATTCGCTGAGCTTACATTCACGATTAAGCGCGCCTATGGCGTCTATGCCTGAGGTGGAGCATGACAGCACTGATTGATACAGCTGCAATGCTGGCGCCGGGCGGTAGAGTCCGGCTGGTTGAAGTAGATGCTTCAGAGTTCAGTGGCGGTATTCATCGCTTCCACTACAGTCCATTTCCCCATACACCCGCCGAGATCGAAGCGGCGAAAGGCGATGAGACTAAACTTGGACCAAAGCCCATATTTTGGGATGGTAAAACCTTCGACTTCTGGCCATTCCAGATTTCTGACCTCGCTCTCTCGACCGACCAGGCCGCTGAGCCGAAACTTAGCGTATCGAACCTTGACGGGCATATCACTGCGCTCTGCCTGCAGTTCAAGGACATGGTTAACGCGAAGATAAGCATCATCGACACCTACGCCGTTTATCTGGACGCGGTTAACTTCCCAGGCGGCGTGAACCCGACGGCAGACCCGACAATGTTCACGCTCCAGACCTTCTGGCTGGACACCAAAACCTCTGAAGATGATGAAGTGGTGACGTGGGCGTTGAGTAGCCCAGCGGATTTGCAGAACCTGGTTATTCCCACCCGTCAAATTACATCGCTGTGCGAGTGGGCGCTGCGCGGCCAGTACCGAAGCGGTGACGGCTGCACCTACAATGGAACAGCATATTTTGATGCGAAGGGGAATGCGGTCGCTGACCCTGCGCTGGATGTATGCGGCGGCTGCCTGAGCGATTGCCGCAAGCGCTTTGGATCGGGGCTGGCTGAGCCAAACGCTGCTATTCTTGATTTTGGCGGGTTCCCGGCAACTGTTCTCTTCTCCCGATAACCGGACTTCAAAATGAACAAAACGATAATGAATGCCATCCGGAAGCATGCTCTGGAGGAATCGCCACGCGAGTGCTGCGGCTTTGTCATTCAGTCAGGACGGCGTCAGCGTTACTTCCCGGTACCGAATAGTCACGATAATCCGATAGAGCATTTCCGCATTGATGCTGAGCAGTGGGCGAATGCTGAAGACATCGGCACTATTATCCGCGTGATTCATTCGCACCCAGGTGATGGTGCCAGAGCTATCCCATCAGACCTTGACCGGCAGCAGTGCAACCAGTCCGGTGTGGTCTGGGGTGTCTACGCGCCAGACTGTGATGAATATGCTGAGATAACACCGGGTTCCATCCCGCTACTTGGCCGTCCATTCATCCTTGGCTCGCACGATTGCTGGGGGCTGATAATGCACTGGCATGCCACCCAGGGTGTAACGCTGAATGATTTCCGGGTCGACTACCCTTGGTGGGAAAGCCACTACCCAGACAACCTGTATTTCGATAACTGGGAGCGGGAGGGGTTTGTCGAATGCGACCCATCGCCAGGCTGTATGGTCATCATGCAGGTTGAATCCGGTAAGTGGAACCATGCGGGAATCATTACTGAAGAGGGTGAATTGCTGCATCACCTCTACGGCCAGCCGTCATGCATCACGCCATACTCGCGCGGCTATTTCAAAGACCGGACGATGATATGCGTCCGACATAAAAACTTACCTCAGGAGATAAAACCATGGCGCGGTTAACAACTATTCGCCTGTACGGTGCGCTGGGTGCGCGATTTGGACGAGTGCATAAGTTGGCAGTGCAAACGTCCGCGGAAGCGGTGAAAGCCCTGTGCATCAATTTCGACGGGCTGGAGCAATATCTTTATGACGCCAAAAAGAACGGAATGACTTTCGCCGTGTTTCGTGGGAAACGCAATATCGGCGTGAAGGACTTTAAAGAACTGGCGGGGGATAGTGATATCCGTATTGCACCTGTAATGGAGGGAGCGAAAAAAGCAGGGATATTCCAGACTATCCTCGGTGCTGTGATGGTGGTCGCGGGAATAGCCATATCATATTTCAGTTCCGGAGCGCTTGCCACCTTTGGCGCGAGCCTTGCTGCTGGTGGTGTTGGCATGATGGCCGGAGGTATCTACCAGATGCTATCACCCCAACCAAAAGGACTTCAGGGGCGAGATGATCCCGATAACAAACCCAGCTATGCTTTCGGCAGCTCAGTAAACACCTTGGCAATGGGTAACCCGGTTGCCGCGCTCTATGGGGAGCGGGAGATCGGCGGTGCAATTATTAGTGCAGGAATCGTTGCAGAAGATATTTAAGTTTCAGCAACATAGCTCGCGGTTAACATGCGTAGTGTTATGCTACCTTCAACAGCATTCCACTATGGGGACACAACAATGCCAGCTGTAAAAATAGTCGCTGAATGGTTGAAAGAGGAAAATGATCCTCGCATGGAATCTACTTTAGAGTTTGTTGCAGCTATTGATTTCAACGGACATATCAAACCTGAACAAAAGGTATATGGCCTAATTACGGGATATGGCTACGGTTCTTTACCTCCCGGGGATTATCCTTTCACAGGCGAAAAGAGTGAGCAGGGATGCTTAAAAATGGACTGGGGACGGGACTACCAGAAATTCAATTCTACAATTAATGTCCTTGGCAGACGACTGAGCCCCGGAGACATCATCACTCATGTGGAAAAACCTGGAATTGAAAATACTTTCGATTACGAGATAAGGTTAGTCACGTATTTTCAGTGATTAGCCACAGCAAAAACCAACCCGCTTAGGCGGGTTTTTTTATGGATGCAATATGGCAACGATTACTGGTGCGAAGGGCGGGAGTCAAAAACAGCATACACCTGTAGAACAGCCGGACTCCGCGCAATCAATGGCTCGCTGCCGCATGCTGCTGGCGCTGGGAGAGGGCGAATTTGCTGGTGGGCTGGATGCTACGCGCATCTTCCTTGACGGAACCCCGCTGGGCAATGCAGACGGTTCAATGAACTTTGAGAACGTTACCTGGGACTTCCGTCCCGGCACTCAGGTTCAGACACCAATCCCAGGCTTTCCAGCTGTTGAAAATGAAACCAGTATTGGCGTGTCGCTGACGAAAGTTACCCCATGGACTCGTGCGATCAGTAACACCCAGATTGACGCGGTGCTGGTACGTATTGGTATCCCTGGATTACAGCAGCAGGAAAACGATGGGGATATTGTCGGCACAACGGTTCAGTACCATATCGACCTTGCTGTGGACGGTGGGGCTTACTCGACAGTCATGACTAAAACCGTCACAGAAAAGCTCAGTTCGCTCTACGAACTAACCCACCGTATTACTCTTCCCAAAGCCAGAACCGGCTGGCAGATTCGGGTTGTCCGGGATACTGCTGACAGTACCAGCCAAATGCTCCAGAACAAAACGCAGGTACAGGCGATCACCGAGGTGATTGACGCGCGTCTCCGTTATCCGCATACCGCACTACTGTATGTGTCATTCAATGCTAAGTCATTCAGCAATATCCCGAAGATATCCTGCAAGCCGAAAGGTCGGGTAATCCGCATCCCTCAGAACTACGATCCGATTACACGTACTTATGGCGGAACATGGGACGGTACATTCAAATGGGGATGGACGAATAATCCTGCATGGATTTGGTTCGACATTCTTACTGAGCCGCGCTTCGGACTGGGTCGCAGGGTTACGCCAGCGATGCTCGATAAATGGGAGCTGTACCGCATTGCCCAGCGCTGCGACCAGAAGGTGCCGGATGGTAAGGGTGGTAGCGGTACCGAGCCTCGCTTTATGTTTGACGTTTATATCCAGGCTCAGGCTGATGCCTGGCAGGTGATTAAGGATATTGCGGCAGGTTTTAACGGCATGACGTTCTGGGGCAACAACATGTTCAATGTTGTCTCTGATATGCCAGCAGATACGTCAAAACTTCAGATCCTCACCCGTGCCTCTGTGGTCGGGAAACCAACCTATTCCAGCGGCAGTGAAAAGAACCGCTATAGCTCAGCGCTGATTAACTTTAGTGACCCGGATAACCACTATCAGGATCGCACTACTGCAGTGATGTTTCCCGATCTGGTTAAGCAGTTCAAGTTTAAGCAGACTCAGCTAACCGCGATTGGCTGCACACGTGAAAGCGAAGCTCAGCGCCGGGGTGGTTGGGCAGTGTACTCCAATTCTCTGGACCGTATTATCACTGTCCAGACGGGACTTGATGGCTTCGCTTATGTGCCGGGGACTGTATTTGCGTTTGCAGATGAGCGGCTGTCTGGGCGTGTCTATGGTGGACGTATTACTGATTACGATGCAGGGTTGAAGTCAGTAACTACCGATCGCGGCACGAGTGCGGTGGCGGGTGATACGCTGATGATTCGTACCCAGGGCGGTACCGTTGAGAGCAGAACCATTCAGGCGGTTAACGGCCAGCAACTGATACTGGCAACTGCCTTTACCGCTGAGCCACAACCTAATGCCATTTTTGTTATCGATGCGGGCCAGTTGCGTCTCCAGTATTTCCGCGTAACCAATCTGACATTTAACGATGAAGATAACACCTACAGTATCACCGGTGCAGAGTACAACAGCGCAAAATACGATGCCGTTGATAACAATGCCCGACTGGATACGCCACCGATCAGTCTGATACCGACAGGCCTGGTAGGGCAACCGTCGAACATCGCAATTAGCAGCTACGATTCGGTCCGCCAGGGACAGCGTATCGCCACTATGGTTGCGAGTTGGGATGCGCCAGTAGATAAAAACGGGAAAACCCAGGCAGATATCGTAGCGTATCAGGCACAGTGGAAACGTGGTGATAATGAGTGGATCAATATTCCCGAAACAGGCCTGCGCAATATAGAGGTGTCCGGGATTTATTCCGGTGATTACCTTGTGCGCGTCCGTGCGATTAACTCTGGGGGAGCGTCTAGCCTTTGGGCCACCTCTGCGTTGACCCATCTTACCGGCCGCACCGGTGAAGTTCCAAAACCGATTGGACTTCGTACCACTGCAATCAACTGGGGTATTCAGGTTGACTGGTCCTTCCCGGCTGATACAGGTGACACGCTCCAGACCGAGTTGCAGTATTCAGCAAACGGTAATGGGGATAATCCTCTGCTGCTTGCAGGAGTTCCGTATCCTCAACACACATATACCCAACTGGGTTTGAAGGCTGGTCAGGAGTTCTGGTACCGGGCTCGTCTGGTCGATCGCATTGGTAATCAGAGTGACTGGACCGACTGGGTTCGTGGCCAATCCAACGCGAATGCTGACGACTACCTGGGCGATATTGCCGATGATTTTCTGACGTCTGCCGACGGTGATCGCCTGACAAGTGACATTGATACTAATCTGGAAGCTGCGTTGCAGAATGCGCTGGCCAACCATGCAACCGTGGAACACCAGTGGGCGCAGTATGGTGAAGTACGCGCGGATATTCTGGTGGTTAAAACGACCATTGCGCAGGTCGATAAAGCCATGGCTGAAATGTCGACGCAGGTGCAGGCGCAATTTAATGATGTGACTGCCGCACTGGAGGACAAGCTTACTGCCGTGGTTGATGCTACAGGGGCATCTGCGATTTACACCCTCAAAACTGGGGTCCGGATTAACGGTGTGATGTATAACGCCGGAATGTCGATTGCGGTGCTGGCGGAGGCGGGTAAGCCGGTAGTCACTCGTGTCGGATTTAACGCCAATCAGTTCGTCCTGATGAGTGGCAGCGGTGATACGCAATATTCACCCTTTGCTGTGGTGAATGGTCAGGTGTTTATCAGTGATGCGTTTTTCCGTGATGCTTCCATTGATTTCGGAAAAATTACTGACAGCCTACAGTCATCAAACTTTATAGCAGGTCCGGGCGGGCGTGGATGGAAATTACCAAAATCAGGGAATGCTGAGTTTCATGGAAACCTGTACGCAGATGGCGGAGCATTTGCATTTAACGGCACCAATAACACTGTCGTCATCAACGGGAATGGGCTGACGGTTAATTTGTCCGGTGGTGGTCGGGTTGTAGTCGGGAGGTGGTGATATGCCTGAGGGGATATTAATCGACTATAACGATGGCCGTCCGGTGATGGCGATTACTGCGGGGCTGCGTGCCCCCAGTTTTTGTACATCGTTCTCAGGCTGGTCATCCCAGTTCATGCAGTACCCTGTCAATACACCGCTTGTTCCTGGCTCACAGGCTATCGTTGTGCCAACGAACCCCATTTACATCTATTCCTTTGCTGAATTTGATGTGGCCATTATGACCAGCGTCACCCGAAACGGTGATTCCGGGGTCATCATTGGGGCTGAGACAATTGGTGGAAAAAGTCTTGTCCCTGACTGGTCTGGCTACGTCATGGAGTTGCTGCCTGCGGCGACTTATAACGAAGGGTTACTGGTTTCAAACTCGACTGACTTTACTGCCATATCCAATCAGGCCGCGCTGATGACGTGCGCCTGGTCCGGGCGCATTACGGTTAACGGCAGTGCTGCGCTTCCGGTGGGCGGTATTCCTTTCGGTAAATGGGATAACCCGAATGTGTCGGTGGGGTTTGATGGCGGAAATATCATCGTGCGCGATATTTCCTACATCGGGCGGGACGATGTGGCCGGAACGGCGACGATTGACCTGGTGATATTCAATCAGACAGCACCTGTCGGCGGCGACGGTATCACGATGACCAACGCCGCAGGCCAGGTCACGTTCTCCACGCTGAAACGCCCCTTTGTCTATGACCGCCAAATTCAGATTACTGACGCCTTTCAGGACATTGGCGGTGGATTCTGCCAGATAGTCTATACCGGCGTTCAGGTGCGCATGCTCAGCGGATGGGGAAATATCAGAACCAAAGGCGTAGTCATGTCAGGCGGTAGCGTCAGGTCGGCCTACAACAAAGTGTTTGCGGACCGCCACTCCGGTTCATGGGATATGACCCGAAACAGAAATATCGCCATGCCCATTCTAATTCTTCCGAACATGTATTAAGGAACCACCATGTCAGCAGGTGTTATTCAGTTAACTCATAACTCGGCAACAGTTCTTGGCTATCAGGCCTCTTTTAGTACGACGCTTCAGCCTGGCGACTTTGTCGTTTCTGTGGTGGGCGGTATCGCCTACACCCTTCCGGTAAAATCCATTGAGAGCAATGATTCACTGACACTGGTCAGTGCCTTTACTGGTCCGACAGCAAATAACCTGGCCTGGGATGCAGTTTCCCGTGTGGCGCTGAATATGGTCACTGCCGCAATGGTGGTGCAGAACACGGAGGCGCTGCGGGGGCTGAATTACGATAAACAGAACTGGCAACTGATATTCAGCAGCAGCGGAGATGTCACGGTAAAATTGCCGGATGGCAGTTCATTCACCGGACCTGCATGGGGTGGTATTGCAGCCACTCTGAGCAGTATTAATCAGGCGTTGACTGGGGTGAGCCAGGAGTTAAGTAAAAAGTTGTCCAAAAGCGCCAATCTGTCCGATTTAACAGATGCATCTGCGGCCAGAAATGCTTTGAGCCTGGGCTCTGCTGCCACACGCAACACAACGGCTGCGCCAGCAGGAACTGCAGTAATGTCGAAGTATCCGGAAGATATGAGAGGAATCACTTCATATGCTGTACCGAGTGCATATCCTATGGGTATTACCGCGGGTATTCATACCGGGCAAATATTAGGGTTAGCGGCAGACAGAGCAATTGGCCTGATAAACCTTCGTCCATGGCCAGATGATTCCGCAGCTGAAATGAATTTTCAGCTGTTTTCTTATTCGAACGGTGGCGTACCTGTCTGTGGTATTGTGGTTCCGAAATACGCTCCCGTGGGGAATATGTGGTATTACGAAGCTCCTGCTTATTTCTGGCATACCCGAAACACGATAACTGACGGAAATGGATTCATAAAAAAGGCCTCTCCGGTGCTGAAACTGTTTAGTGACGGAACATCTGAATGCACAACAGAAGCCGAAGGTTGTGTATCTGAACGAATTGATACGGGGCAATACCTTATCACCGGCTGCATTGGCCTGAATGCTGATGCTGCATGGGGTGGTATCGATGGCGGTTTTGAAATACCGGTCGACAGAAACAAGCAACCCCGCATCTGGCTGGACTACAAAGTCAATGCTGATGGCTCGGTACTGGTCAGAACGTATCACCGGGTTCATCCCTCCGCGCCTCCTTTTGCTCAGAACAGAATAGGGAATACTGATATTGACGGCGTGTTTACTGAGACTGTGGCTGACGGAGAGCCAGTCGATATTCCGGCAGATTCATTTGTGTCAGTGCGTGTTGAAATGCCGGAAGACAGCATCTGGCAACAGAGACAAAGAGAGGCGAAAGAGGCACAGGAGGCGATGGTAAAAGCTGAACTGGAAAGCCAGCAAAATCAGCAGGAGGCTCAGTAGGACAAATTGGCAGGTGCCGCAGCCACGCCGTATGCAAGAGCATGGCTGCGACCGACTGGCGAACGTTCGATAGTGCGAGTGTTGAATGATTGCCAGTCACGGCGGATTGTACTTAAGCAATATGACGGTTCAAGGCGTTTAATCTGAAACCAGCCACATATCAGACTCTTCAAACATTTCCTGAACAGTACGGCTTATCTGTTCCTTCTCATGCTTGCTGGCGTCGGTATTGATCGCCGGCAGTGTCATCATCGGTTTAACCCGGACATCAGCATCAGGGAAGATATGGTGAACCCTCCTGGTCAACTCGCCCAGAATGATATCTTTTGCACCGGGCAGACCATCAAAATTCCTTTTGTCATAAACGAGTTCCACGAACATTGCTTATTGCTCCTTTACTGGATGGATATACAGTATTTATACTGTGTTTTTATGCAGTATTCAAGAGAGGGCGTGATGATGCCACGACGCAGCGATATTGAAATAGCCTGGTATGCTTCGATACAGCAGGAACCAAATGGCCGGAAGACCGTAACCACGCAACGGTTTGTCCAGGAACTGAGCAAGGTTAACTGGAACTGGACGATGAAGCAGGCCAACGAATGGATCGAGTGGTATGTGACAACATTCCGCGATGTATCAACGCAGGAAGGCGAGAACCGTACCTTTCAGCTGTTCAATCCAAACGGAGGTCTATAGCCATGGGCTTTCCTTCACCTGCGGCAGATTACGTTGAAACAAGGATTTCCCTTGATCAACAGCTAATCAGCCAGCCCGCAGCGACTTACTTCATGCGTGCATCACGTTCACATTTCAGGGAAGGGATAATCCAGGGGGCGCTGCTTGTTGTTGATGCTTCAATTTCTCCCTGTGATGGCTCGCTGCTGATATGCGCGATAGATGGGGAATTCAGGATCAAGCGATATCGGACTCATCCTCAGCCCCACCTGGTTAATCTGGAGAACGGGAGAAGGGAGGCGCTGCCAGCAGATGATGACGGTTACAGTTCTGCGCCCGCTATATTCGGGGTGATCACGTACATCATTAATGATGCCAGGAACGCGGAATTTGATGATTGCCCGGTGATGTAATCACATTGGCTGTATCAGTTCGGAGCCCTGATTTTTCACATTCCCTACGGCACGCGTCACGGCGTGCCAAATAAAATTCTCAGCCGGTACGGAACCATCGGCCGCAATTTCCGTAGCTTCTTTCCCTCCAACGTCCTGCCTCATCCATTCGCGAGCAGCATCTGGTGACAGTACCAGTGGACACCTGTCGTGAATATCTACCAGTCCTTTGTCTGCAGCAGCCGTCACTATCAGGAATCCTTCTGCTTCATCTCCACGTTCGAATGGTGTGCTGCCGATCGCCGCCATGAATATCGGCTGGCCATCGGCTCGATGAATGAAGTAGGGCTGCTTTTTGTCACCTTCCTTTTTCCATTCATACCAACCATCAGCAAAACAAATTGCACGACCATGCTGCCAGAGTGGTTTAAACATTCTGCTGGTAGCCGCAGTTTCAGATCGAGCATTAATTAGCGGTGGCTTATCCCACCAACCGGGGGCGTATCCCCAGATAACTGGATCAAGATGCAACTGCTCATCACGTTCGCTCAGAAGCAGAACTTTTGTTCCTGGCGCTACGTTGAATCTTCCGATGGGTTCTGGATCGTATGGAATGTCGCATTCTGATTCATCAGCAAGCAGGGCAAGATAATCTTCACGCGTCATTGACTGTGAAAAACGTCCACACAT